TGAAGACCAGTAATTGCTCCATGGGCCCCACGAGAAATCAGGACTGCACCACACAATCCAGCGAAAGTGTTATCGCTCAGGGTTTCATAAATTCCACCCTGAAAAGAAACTACGGTCTGAACTCGTTTCGGACGGGCTTTACCTTCCATGGTCTTCACGCTACCATCTTTAAGACGATAAATCATCTCAAAATTGTGAGAAGGAAAGTAATCTAAAGGAAAATAATCAACAATATCCTTAAAAGACCCTCCATTAGGTGAATAACATATACGCATATCTGTGTCAGGAATTAACACTGACGACTTTACATGTAACTGAGTGGTAAATTTTCCACCACACCTATCGGGATTTTCTTTCCGGAAAATAACTCGCAATTCCTCTTGCCCATCAAAATAATGATTAGGAACAAGTACCACATTTGAGCGAAGAAACAATCCATTAACCATAAGCTTTTTATCACCCGATTCAACAGTGCCATAAACTAAATTTTTCTCGATAATATCTCTCAAATGCGATTGGCAACTCAAGAAAGATTTGTGGGTCAATGGAAGTTTTCGAACTGCAACTCCTGACCATACATTATCCTCACTATCTCGTTGGGCTATGTCTTCCATACTCTTTGGCTCCAAAGATCCTTGAGGCTCAAGAGTTCTCCAACGTTTGTACAATTTAGCCAAAGTGTACGCAACTCCCATTATGGCTGAGGCCTTCAAAACGCGCGCTAAATGCTTATCTCGAATATCTTGAAGCATAGGATGCAATGTATTTCGTTCGGCCAATTCTGAAACGTAACTTTCTTTCACAATCTTAACCATATGAGATTGCCTTATTGCGCAAAATCCGAGGCCTAAGCCCATAGTACCTAAGGTTACGCACTTGTTAACTTTTGCAACATTCTTAGATAAAATGCCAAAAACTCCCAAAACCGACCACTGTAACACAGTCTTCTTGACGTATGTGTCACGTAATTTTCGTGCCTCGCAAAGCATGAAAATTTTTTGTAAATGGCAATTATATACCCAATTGGTGGGTATAATAGTGATCCAATCAAAACGTCGAACAAATGCTCTAGCTGCAAATAAAATTCCGGCAGAAACCGTAGTCTCCAAAAATTCAGCAGAACGCCGAGCATCCCCTACAATTTTGTCATGAAACAAATTGCCCACTTGTTGACAAACATTCTTTGCACGTTTCCCGAGCGCATAATCATTTTCCTCATTACTATGGCTATCGAAATTGTGGTCATTATCCAATATTATATGACAACTATCAGTGCCATCTTTCCTAATGTCAAAAGTATATTTGCCCAAACAATTATGTTTAAGGCAATAACTCTTAATCTGAACACATCCATCTACTCCACACAACTCAATGTCACTGGAGCGTGCGTCCTGCAGGCTAACCAATTCAAATTGCTCACGTCGATGTTTGTGAAACATTTCAATACAATAATTAACCGCAGTGCACATGTCCACACGCTCCATCTTGATACCATTCCATTCAATGACACGATATGAAGCACCAGTTTTAAGATTGGCAGGAGGGACAGCAATCGACAACGTCAATTCCCATACATCATCAAAGGGAGGTGGAACAAATTGACCATCAATTGTGTATTTCTCCAGTACTTTGTTGGAATCCAATCCCAAGCACACACCATCCTTAACACGTTGAAATTCCGTCTTCGCAAAAACATCTATAACAACGTGCATACGTCTTTGAATGGAATATGGACAATTGGAATACAATCTAGCATCTAAATCCTTAACATTAGTTGTCACTGTAACCAATTCAGGTTCAAGCCACGTCTTTTCCTTGCGGGCTAAATCTGCCATTGGTGCAACGCATGGAGCATTATCACAAATTTTTTGAATAGCATCGCAAGGAGAAACCTCTACAAAATCAGATCTGACGTTTCCATGGTCATTAATAATAAAATGATTAATATCCGAT